GCCTTCGGCTACACATACGGAAGTTAGTCGTGTATCCCACTAGTGAAAAGTTTCGGCGTTCGGTTAGCGGTTCGCACCGCCCAATAGTCGTGGTGAAAGCCAAGTCCATTGACGGAACATTTATCAACCTGCCCGTGACAGAAGGCTCGGTCACCGTTGACCGCACTAGCCAAGATGTGCGTCGCACCCTTAGCCTGACCGTCAACAGCGCTGACCTTGTGCCGGTTCTGGCAACCGACCCTCTCAACATCTATGGAAACCACATCTACGTTTATCGTGGCGTTCTTTGGCGCTTAGGTGAAATCCCCCAACAACTCTGGGATGCCCCACCGCCTTTGAATAAGTGGCTTCTGCGCTACGACAACATCAGCAGGGTAGATGCCCCCCAATGGGCTTTGGATTTACAAAGCAACCCACCCTACGAACTTGTGCCACTCGGCGTATTCCGTATCAACGAAGTGAACACCAGCGAGGATAGCGATGGAAGCATCTCCATAAGTGTCTCGGCCTCGGACATTTCATCCAACATATCCAAGAACGCTTGGACAGGGCCGGTCACGGTTTGGAAAAAGCCTTACAAGGTGCCTATCGCCACAACGGATACCACACCCGAAGTTACCTATGTGGCTTCTGGCGTTCACGAAGCCATCAAACTGCTTATCAGAGACAGGTGGGGCAACCGTAAGTCCATCTTTGGTGACCCCCGATTTGAGTTCGGCGGGGTAGCGAACAAGCCTTTGACAAAGCCTGTGATTATGGGTTCCAACACGGTTTCCACCTCTGGCAGCAACTCCCCTTGGACTGACATCACGGCTCTTGCCTCGTCGGTAGGCGCTGAACTATTTATTGACGCAGAGGGTTCTTTCCGTCTGCAACCTATCCCCGACCCCAACACGATTTCACCTGTTTGGGATTACTTCGATGGCGAAGGTGGGCTTCTCACAAGTGCCACTCGCAAACTGGACGACAGCAAGGCGGTCAACTATGTCATTGCAAGTGGTGAAAATACAGGCACAAAAAAGGCTCTGAAGGCTATTGCTTATGACGGTGACCCTGCCAGCCCAACTTTTTACAAGGGTGAGTTTGGGCGTGTTGTGGCTCGTGAAAGTGGTAGAAAAAAACTCAACACACAGGCCGAAGTCCAAACCGCAGCCGATACTTACCTGAACTGGTTCGTGGGTGGCGATGAAAATGTGACTATTGAGGGCGTGGTGAACCCTGCTTTGGATACGGGCGATGTAATCCGCGTCCGTCGCAAGAGAGTGGGCATCTACAACGAAGCCACCGTTATTACCGAGTTGGCCGCAGATTTCCCCGTAAACGCCGAGAAAACTTTGATTAGTGAAATCCGTGTCGTCGCCCTCAAAAAGGGTAGGTCATTGGGCAGTCAACTCATCATTTACACCAACTCGGACTACGACACAGTAACCCTGACGAGAAATGTCAGCAAGGGAGCAACAGCCATCCCCGTTGAGCCTTTTTACCCTAAGCGGCAATACCACAAGGGAACGATTATCTTTGACCCCAACGACCTTTCCAATGCGGGTTCCGTTCCGCACTACATTGACAGTATGACTATTCCACTAGATATAGAAGCGCCAATCCAAATCACGGCTCGCGCTCGGCGTGTGGGTAGCCGCCGAGATGCCATCCGTGTTGCCGAATACAGTCAGGGCTACTAATGGGAGATATGCGTGGCCTCGCCAACTCGCTTGTTGCAAACGGTCAGTTCCACCTGCCCCCCAACGATGTTATGCGCCTAGGTCAAGTCATTGGCTACGACCCGAACTACGACAGCACCACGGGCGCTCACGACCATCCCCTACTCACAGTCACAATGGCTGGCGATGACACGCCGATACACGCCGTTCGGTTTGCTGAAACCTACACGCCAAACTTGGGAGATACGGTTTGGATACTTGTTTCTGGCGAAGATGCCTTCGTCACTTCTAGACTTGCTGATGTAGCAAGTGGCAATGGTACAGTTCGCTCCCCGACAACACCGGGCGTTAGTGGACACGGAGATTTCAGCAGCACGGCAGTTATTACAAGTGGAACCGCAACCAACTTGGCTGGAACGGCTATCACCACGGGCATCCTTCCAAACCGCATTTACAAGATAGAAGCCTCGTTTAGTTTCAACATCACCAATGCCAACCCAACCGATGTGTTCTCGGCAACTTGGAGCAACAACTCAACAACCGTCACCATTGCAGGAGGTAGCACCGCAGGGTTTTACTCCGGTATGGGTATTGCGGGCGATGGTATCCCTGCTGGCACAACCATTGTCACGGTTTACTCAACAACCATTACGATTTCACAACAAACAACCAAAACGCAAAATAGCGCCACTCCCATCACGGTCACTTCGACCCACGCTCTTTCTTGTGGCATTAGAACCCCATCTGGCTACTATGAGATGAACACCCGAAATGTGACCAATGGTACTTACACGGCTAGCGGGCATACGACTTGGATAAACAGTTCCACCACAGGAACCTACCCCTACAACTGGACAGGCTCGTATCCAAACGCACAGTTCACTTGGTATTTTGCGGCCAAAGTTTCAGCAACGGGTGGCACCCCCCCTACCGCAACGGGAGTTTTCCAACGCATCATTATTCACGACCTCGGTGTGGCAAGTTAGCAACTCTGATTTGGAAACCGTAGTCTAAAATCTAACTATGGCAGCCAACCCCTCATCGCCTTACATTATTGCCGCCGTTATCACCGCCGTACCTGCCACTCTCGCTGCTAGTTCAGCGTGGTATCAAGCCCACCGTGGGCGTAAAGAGAACACGGGTGACCACGCCAAAGTGGTAGAACACCTTCAGGCTTTGGATACGAAAATACAAAAGGTGGATATACGGGTAGAGCGTATGGACCTTCGTTTCGACAGCATTGAGGATAAAGTAGAGCGACACCTCGGCTGGCATCGCACCGAAGCCGAAGCCGATTTACCCGAAGCCCTAAAGAAGGAATACAAAGGTGACTACCCAACCTACCCCCGAAGTTCAGCCCGACCTGACGACATTACCTCTGAAGGTTGACCCGAAGGCAGTCCAAGCGGCTGTCGTTCGCTACGCAGTTCCAACGCTCGTAGGCGTTCTCGTAGCCCTCGCCGCCAAAGCCGGTTTCGCACTATCACCTAGCGATGCTCTCGGCATTGTCGCACCCGTTGTTGCCACGGCTTACTCCGTTGTAGCACACGTTTTGGAAGCCAAGTTCCCCGCGCTGAAGCGCGTTCTCGGCTCACCACGCCCCACTTCATACATCAAGTAGGAAAAACACTACGACAAGTAGGGGTGACAGAAACCAACCGTTTATGTTAGGTTCCCCCTACCTGCCGTAGCGACCTTTTGCTTATTCAGCGACCTTTACGCTCACCGAGATACCGCCTTCGGTGTGCTGAAGTCCGTCAATGGGCGTTCCCGTTGTCGGGTCAAGAACCGTGTTGCCGTCAAAATCCACAACCTTCTTGATAGCCGAGACATCAGCCTCACGCTTGATACGAACCCACTCGGAGTGTCCGTTGGCTTCTGCCCAAGCGATAAACGCATCAGCATCGGTCACGGCAACCTTAGAAGGCGTGATACGGCTCGTCACCACACCATCGGGGAAGTCCAGCGACTTGCGACCATCCTGCTCGTTCTGACGAACGCCGATTAGGTATTCCGAGAGGGCAAGGTCAAAGAACTCAACCTCACGACCAAACTTTTTGGTGTTGGCTTCGACCCAAGAGTTGATACGGTCTAACTCAACCTGTGCCTGTCGCTTCACCTCGTCAACACGGCGTTGGGCGGTTGCCAAACGACGCATAGCCCAAAATGCTTCGTCATCGGTGGTGATAGTCAAGGCTCGCTCGGTTGCGAGGTTGCCCTGCTCATCGGTGTGGCTCTCGGCAAAGCCTTCAGGCTCACCAAGAGTTGATAGGTAATCCGACAAATCAAAAATGTCGTTGCTCATCACAATGCTCCTTCTACTTGTGGGGCAAGGATAACTTCGGGGTATGACATCAGCCCGATAGTGACCTTGCTCTTAGGTGGCGTTGGTGCTTCAGTATCCATACGCTCGTCATAGATACTCACGATGTCTCGCAAGATGTTCTCGGCACGGATGGCTTCACCACTCGTCAGGCTCGCAAGAGCCTTATTGACTAGTTCCAAGATTTCCAAGTCCATTATTCACCATCCCTAGCGAGATAAAAGTCCTCAACTGCTCTGTCCTCATCGTTGGCGAGTATGGCAAAGACCGCTAGGTCCTCAACACTCGTCACCTCGCTCATACGAACGGATTTGCCAGCCGTGTTGATACCAACAAACTTGTTGGCTGCGAACGGATTGTTCATCGTTGTTCCTTTCCTTAGTCGAACTACACCCCGAACGATAGCAGGGTTGAGTATCAAAAGCAAATCACCTCGCAATATTTCTAGGGCGGTCAAAACATCAAGGGAAATAAAGGGATTGGGCTTGACGGTGGTTTAGTTAGACACTATGCTGATGGGTGGACACTAACGAAACCAGTTCCAATAGCAATACTAAAACCAACAACAGAAAGGGGTGACTTCTATGTCATCTTTATTTACCAAAGCGACTAAGGCTGAAGCCAAAGCGCGTATCGCAGTAACCGGCCCATCGGGTTCAGGTAAGACTTATTCCTCACTCTTGTGGGCGAAGGTTCTTGCCGAAGGTGGTCCTATCGCAGTCATCGACACCGAGCGAGACAGTGCGAAGTTGTATGCAGACCGTTTTGACTTTGACACCCTCTCAATGTCTGCCCCTTATCACCCTGACCGCCTCGTTGAGGCTCTAAAGGTTGCCCAAGACGAAGGCTACGCTTGTGTAGTCATCGACAGCCTGACCCACTTTTGGACAGGTCAAGGCGGTGTCTTGGAAATCGTTGACCAAGCAGGTGCGGCGAACAAGGGCAACGCCTTCTCCGGTTGGAAAGTTGCCACGCCCATCCATCAGCGTATGGTCGATGCCATCCTCGCCTTTGACGGACACATCATCACCACGATGCGTTCCAAGACGGAATACTCATTGGAAAAGAACGAGTACGGCAAGGTTTCCCCCAAGAAGATTGGAATGGCCCCACAACAGCGTGACGGTATGGAGTACGAGTTCACCCTCGTCCTCGAAATGGACACCGAACACCGCACGATTATCGGCAAGACCCGTTGCGAAATCTTGGCTGACAAGGTTTACCCAGCCCACGCCGCCACCGAAGGTGCCGACACCTTCCTGAACTGGTTGAAGTCGGGTGACCCAACTATCACCGCTACCGAGCGTGATGCCCTTGATGGTCGCATCCGCACCCTCACCCCCGAACAGCGCCGAGCGTTGAA